GAAGTACCGAGACTGCATCATCAGAACAAGGAAATGCAGCAACGTGTTCAGCAAATGGAACAGCTACTTGCAAGTCTTTCTGCGCAACCTGCTCAACAGCAGCAGACTCAAACACAGGCTGAACGGCTTGTAACAGAGAAAGATGTTGAGGAGTATGGTGAGTCGCTTGATGTGATGCGTAAAGTTACTCGTGAAGAACTGGGTGCTGTAGCGCAGCGCATTGCGCAATTAGAGAATGTCATTAGGCAATTACAAACTAACGTAGTACCGCAGGTTCAGGCGGTAGCACAGCGGCAGCAAATGTCTAGTGAACAACAGTTTTGGTCGGATCTGTCGTCTACTGTTTCTAATTGGAAAGATGTTAACGATAGTCCAGCCTTCCAAAGCTGGTTACTTGAAGCTGACCCACTGACTGGTATTACCCGTCAGACTTACCTTGAGGACGCACAGCGCAGTCTTGATGCTGGGCGTGTGGCTAATTTTTTCCGTGCTTGGCTTGAGATTACTGGACAAGCCGTTGTTGCTCAACCCAACCGATCTGCTCCATCTTCTGAGTTGGAGAGGCAAGTTACCCCGGGACGATCTAAGAGTACCGGAGCGCCCTCTTCAAACACTGCCAAGATGTATGCACCCGGCGACATTGCTAAGTTCTTTAACGATGTTAAGCAGGGTAAGTACAAAGGTAAGGAAGCTGAGCGTGATCGAATCGAGAGAGACATTTTCGCTGCACAGCGAGAAGGTCGAATAGCTAACGCTTAAATTTAGAGGAGTTTTAAAATGAGCTTTCCCGTCTCCCCCGGCCGTCCTAACTACAGCGGCAATTTTATTCCTGAGATCTGGTCAGGCAAGTTGATCGAGAACTTTTACGACGCAACTGTACTGGCTGCTATTTCCAACACCGACTACGAAGGTGAGATTCGCAATATGGGCGACACGGTTAACATCCGTACGACCCCTAACATCACCATTCGTAACTACGTTAAGGGCCAAAATCTCGTTGTTGAGAACCCTGACCGTGAGAAAATCCAGCTTGTTATCGACAAAGGCGAGTACTTTGCTTGCGTTGAGGACGATGTGGATAAGGTTCAGTCCGACATTAACCTGATGGATATGTGGTCTAAAGACGCTTCCGAGCAGATGAAGATCAAGATTGACCAGCGTGTTCTTACCGACATGCTCGTTGATATCTCCACAGGCAACAAGGGCGCTACCGCTGGCCGTATCTCCGGTAACATCAACCTTGGTACTGACGGTGCCCCCCTCTCCGTTACTAAAGACGGTGCTTCTAGCTCGACACCTGTTGTCGATTTGCTGGTTGACATGGGTACGGTTCTTGACGAAGCTAACGTCCCTGAGCAGAATCGCTTTGTTGTGATCCCTGCTAAGATGGCTGGCCTTATCAAGAAGTCCGAGCTTAAAGATGCTTCGCTTAGCGGTGACAGCGTTTCTATCGTCCGTAACGGTCGCCTTGGCATGATTGATCGCTTCACGGTTTATGTTAGCCACAACCTGAAAGTCTCGTCCGGCAAGTACAATGTTATTGCTGGTCACAAGATGGGCTTTACGTTTGCTTCGCAAATGACCAACATGGAAACCATCCGTTCCGAAACCACCTTTGGCAACATCATTCGTGGTCTTCAGGTCTATGGCTACCAAGTTGTTAAGCCTCAGGCTCTGTCCACGGCTGTCGTCCAGTTCGCTTAATAGGAGATTTTTAAATGACTGCTTTTACTGACTCTCTAGGTTTCGACAAGGGAACCAAGGCCTACACTTCAACCTATACGAACCGCTTCACGGTTATCGAGATCGATCTTGATTTCGCTGCCATTGCTGCTGCTCGTGTTGCCGCTGGTGTAGCTGCTCTTGCTGCTGCGGATACCCTTGTTCTTTGCCAACTCCCCAAAGGAACTTTTGTTCTGAACGGGTCTGCTACCCTTGTAACTGCTGAAGGTGGCACTGCTACTATTGACGTAGGTATTAGCGGTGGTACTACCGACTTCTGGATCGATGGCTTTGATCTGAACGGTACGGCTGGTACGGTTGGTGGTTACGCAGATGCTACGGCTTATCTTACTACGGCAGATACCAATGTGCTGCTTACCATCAACAATAACGATGTTGATACGGCTCGTGTAAAGATTCAACTTGCCGTTATTGATATGGGTGCTGACCAAGGTACTATCCCTAGTAGCGAAGTCTAAATAGTGGGGGCTTCGGCCCCTACTTCTTCTAAAGGAGTAAAGAAATGGGTGTTTATACCGGCATTGCGCAAGATAACGTGACCATTACTAGTGGTCGTGCTACTCTGCAAAGCGCTACTGTTACCAGTCTTACGGTTGGTACTTCCGGGCTGACGCTTCCTGTTCAAGTTGTTGCTGCTGCAGGTTCTACCAACGCAGATGCAGGTGTTGCTACAACTTATGGAGTGATCCATGCGACAGGAGCTGATGCCACTAAAGGAATAAAACTACCTACGGCCGCTGCTGGAAAAGTTGTTATCGTTAAGAACTCGGATGCTGCCAACGCTGTTTTGAAGGTATATCCTGGCGCTGACGATAAAATTAACTCTGGTACGGCTACAACTGGTTCTTTGAGTCTGGCAGCTAATACAAGTGCTATGTTTGTTGCAATCAGTGATGTAGACTGGTTCTCTTTACCGCTGTTGCCTTCGTAAATGTGTTGTAATATGATAGGGGCTTCGGCCCCTATCTCTTAAGGAGTCTGATATGGCTACTGTTTCTCCGGCGGTCAACCTAAGTATTTCTGATGCGCCTCGATATATCTGGGAAGCCCTAGCAACTGGGGATACGATCAATGCTTTAAAACTTAGTGGCGCTGGCGCCCGCCGTGCTGCAGTTCAAATCTTTGGAACCTTTGGTAGTGCAACCGTTAAGATCCAAGTTTCCAACGATGGTGTTAATTTTTACGACATCAAAGATATCCACAACACCGCTGTGAGTACTAGTGCTGCTGCAGTCTTTGAGTTTACTAGCTCTGCGCTCTACATTAAACCAGCTATCAGTGGCGGCAGTGGTGATGATGTAGACGTTATCCTTCATATGCGTGATTAACTATGGCAACGAACCTAACTGGCTCGACTATTGCAAGTACCTACGAGCAACTGCTGCATGTGGATGGCGGTCCTGAAGCTACTGAAAAGATAGTTTATAGTGGAACCGGCACAGCTACTGCGCTCAAACTAGGCACGCAATCCGCATCTGTTGATAATCTCAAGCTAGATGGCAACACGCTGTCGTCCACAAATACCAATGGTGATATCAACATAACGCCTAACGGTACTGGCACTGTTGTTGTTTCCAAAGCTAATATTCAATCTGGCACGATAGTATCAAACAACGCCACTATTACTGGTGGTGCAATTTCTGGTGTGGCATTTAGCGGAACTTTTACTGGCATTACGTCAATTAGTGCTGACAGTTTTTTTACTAGTGATGCGGCAGCAGGGTTAACCCTAACTGGTAATGAGTTGACTGCTGATGGAACTGATACAGACATTGACGTTGAGCTAAAACCTAAAGGTGCTGGAGAAGTTACATCTTCTGGTAAGTTGGGATACGCAACTGGTACTGGCGGTACGGTAACTCAGGCTACAGATAAATCTACAGGTGTAACGCTCAACAAATTGTCCGGTCAAATTACGATGGATAGCGCGTCCTTAGGGCATCAAACAAGCGTTGCGTTTACTCTAACTAACAGTTTTATTGATGCTACAGACGTAGTTGTAGTTAACATAAAATCAGGAGGTACTTCGGCAGCATATCTTGTCGGTGTTACAGCAGTTGCCGCCGGTTCGTGTGAAATAAACTTATTTAATGCACAAGCATCTAGTAGCCTATCTGAAGCTGTTGTTCTTAGCTTTGTAGTCATTAAAGGAGTATCCGCATAATGGCTAAGTCACCAGCATGGCAAACCAAAGAAGGCAAAGATCCAAAGGGTGGTCTGAACGCAAAAGGCCGAGCGAGTTACAACGCAGCAAACCCCGGGAAGCCCGGACTAAAACCTCCCGCCCCCAAGCCAAAGACGAAGGAAGACGAAGGGCGGAGGAAGAGTTTTTGCGCAAGGATGCAGGGTATGAAGAAGAAACTTACTTCATCCAAAACAGCCAACGACCCAAACTCCCGTATTAACAAATCACTAAGAGCGTGGAACTGCTAATGGCCTCACCTAAACCCAACAACCCATCGCTTTGGTCTAAAGTTAAGTCCGAAGCCAAGAGCAAGTTTGATGTTTACCCATCGGCATATGCCAATGCTTGGGCTTCTAAGACCTATAAAGCACGAGGCGGTACGTGGTC